AGTTAAACCTCAGTAAAAAAATCATATGGCTAATTCGTTTCTTCTTAAATACAGCGCCACGTCTGGCGTTGTCCCAACGTCCGCCGAGTTGCCTTTGCGGCAAATCGCGCTCAACACTGCTGATGGTAAGCTGTTCATCAAAAAGAATGATGGCAGTATCCTGACGTTTGAGTCTGCTGCCGCGTTTGCGCGTGCGGTACACTCGCATGTCATTTCCGACGTTACTGGTCTCCAGGACGCTCTTGACACACTGACCAGCGCAGCCGCTGCTGCTCAGTCCGGTGCAGATGCTTCGCTTAAAAGCGCATCGAACCTGAGCGATCTCGCCAGTGCTTCGTCCGCTCGCACCAACCTCGGAGTCGATAGCTCCGGTGAAGTTGACGGCAAGATCAGCACTTCCAAGACCGCTTCCGACGCCTACACCGACGCTGCAATCGCCGCGTTGATCAACGGGAGTCCTTCGACGCTTGATACGCTGAAAGAAATTGCTGACGCCCTGGCCGCTGGCTCGGACGTTGCAACTGCTTTGGCATCCAGCATCGCCGGCGTTTCTTCCCGTGTTACCACGCTGGAAGGCCAGAACCTCGACAGCCGTCTCTCGACTGCTGAAGGTGAGATCGACACGCTCCAGACCGACGTTGTGGCTGCCCAGAGCGCCGCTGACGCCGCGCAGGGCACTGCTGACAGCGCCGTTACGGCTGCTGCCGCTGCTCAGTCTGCCGCTGATGCCGCTCAGTCCACTGCGGACTCTGCTGTGTCTGCCGCTGCAACCGCGCAGGCTGGTGCTGACGCTTCACTGAAGATCGCTGCCAATCTGGGCGACCTCGCTGATGCGGCTGCTTCCCGCACGAACCTCGGCGTGGATTCCTCTGGCGAAGTTGACTCCAAGGTCAGCACCGCTGTAGGTGCTGCTCAGAGCGCACTTCAGACAAACATTGACGGAGTAAGTGGCCGGGTCACTACGCTCGAAGGACAGAACCTTGATTCTCGTCTATCCAGCGCAGAAGGCACGATTGCTGGCCTGGGCACGATGTCTACGCAGAATGCTGACAACATCACCATTACTGGTGGCAGCATTGGCGCCGGCAGCGTTCCTACTGATTCGGGTGTGATTCTCACTGAGAACAGCACAATCGACGGAGGCACGTTTTCGGGTTTTAATGGCGGAGGTGGCGGAGGCGGCGCCACCTCCTATGCTGCATCCTTTGATGGAAACAGCAGTCTGAGCCTACCAGATTCGCTTGGCCTTGGAGCCGGCGACTTCACAGTTGAAGCCTTCATTAACAGAAGCGGGAACGCTGGAGTCGGTCACATTTTGTGTGATCAGGCCAATGGTCTCGTTATGTACGCTGTTGGAGAAGCTATTTACTTCGGCCAGGTTAATGCTGGATTGCTGGCTTCTGGTCCTATGTCGTCGGCTAACGCTTGGCACCACGTCGCGCTTGTGCGCGAAAGTGGAGCTATTGCGTTGTACGTTGATGGAGTACAGGTTGCAGGAAGTGCAGACTCAACAGACCTTACGGCTGTTGGGCCCGCTGAAATTGGCGCACTGTTTGATCAGTCCGGCAATTTCTATGGCAAGGTTGCCAATCTTCGCATCTCCAGCACGGCGCGTTATGCAGGCGGATCGTTCACCGTTCCGACAAGTGCATTCACAGCAGATGGATACACTGGGCAGCTTCTGCTCCAGTCCTCCTCTGTGGATGGCAGCTTGAACCCGCACGGGAATGTGACAATGGTTGCAGGACCGTTCTAACTCAGGTATTAAAAGCGCGTGCAGGTCCAATCCCTGCACGCCTTTTTTTTAAGTCATGCCAACAATACTACTGAACAATAAAGTGCCAGAAGGGCAGGCTCCAAACTCAACAGACATCCGCGTGAGAGAATTATCCGTTGACCCTTCTACTGGTTCGCTCTGGACCAAACTAAAGACCGGCCTTATTCGCAAGGTCTTGGCCATAGCGTCACCGCACGCTGAGACTCATGCCGCGGGGCAGGCTGATGCCATTACCCCGATATCGATTGGCGCTGCTGTTGCAGACCATCAGCACACTCCGCTCGATCTGATCGGACTTGATTTTGCAGCCTCAACACACTCTCATCCCATCGGTCAAGTCAGCGGCCTTTCTGCACAGCTTGATGCTTTGGCACAGCGTGTTTCCGCACTCGAACAAGAACTTCACCCACAATGAGCAAGAAACAAGTGAATCTGTCGGTCTCCAAAGGAGAGAAGCTTCCGGTGTCTCAGGGCGCCGGCCTGACCGCTAAAGGCCGCGCCAAGTATAACGCTGCCACCGGCAGCAACCTGAAGGCACCGGCTCCTCATCCCAAGACCGAGAAGGACGCAGGCCGCAAGAAGTCCTTCTGTGCCCGCATGAGCGGGATGCCTGGCCCCATGAAAGACGAGAAGGGCAACCCTACCCGCAAGGCTGCTAGCCTGAAACGCTGGAACTGTAAGTAATGCAAATCCCGATACTCAACGGCATCTATACTGATGGCGCTGGAGACTTCCGGGTGGAGTATCCGCGCAACATGGTGCCAGTTGTGCTCGAAACTGGGATCTCCAAGGGTTACTTCCGTCCAGCAGATGGAGTCGTAGCACTCGGAACCGGTCCAGGGATTGACCGGGGCGGAATTGAGTGGAGCGGTCTACTCTACCGAGTGATGGGCACAAAGCTGGTGTCCATTTCCAGCACCAACACAGTCACCGTCATCGGAGATGTCGGCGGCACTGGACAGGTGACGATGGATTACTCCTTCGACTATCTGGCTATTGCTTCCAGCGGCAAGCTGTTCCTGTATCGGCCTAGCACCGGCCTACAGCAGGTAACAGACCCAGACCTCGGCACGGTTTTGGACGTTGTCTGGGTGGACGGCTACTTTATGACGACAGACGGCCAGTACTTGATCGTTACTGAGCTAAACGACCCATTCTCGGTCAACCCACTCAAGTATGGGTCTGCTGAAGCGGATCCTGACCCGATTGTGGCACTCTTGAAGGTCCGTAACGAGGTCTACGCACTCAACCGGCACACGATTGAAGTCTTCAACAACGTGGGTGGAGACCTTTTTCCATTCCAGCGCGTGGAAGGCGCCCAGGTGCAGCGTGGGACCATTGGCACGCATGCCTGTTGCACGTTCATGGAGTCCATCGCGTTCGTTGGGGGCGGTCGCAATGAGGCTCCTGCCGTATGGCAAATCTCAGGCAGTAACGCCGAAAAGATCTCGAGCCGTGAGGTAGATCTGATTCTGGAACAGTTTACTGAAGCGCAGCTTTCTAGCTTGTTGCTCGAGGCTCGAGTTGACCGAGGCTACCGGCATCTGCTGATTCACCTGCCCGACCGTACGCTCGTCTTTGACGCTACATCCACCACACAGTCGGGATCCCCAGTTTGGTTTACTCTGACGAGCGACAATCTGGTGGGCTATTCCCAGTACCGGGCAAGGAACTTGGTCTGGGTGTATAACCGGTGGATCGTGGGAGACCCGGCAAGCACTGGGTTTGGCTACTTGTCCGATTCGCTTTCCTCCCACTGGGGAGTGCTGAACGGCTGGTCTTTCTCGACCGTGATCATCTACAACGAGAGCCGCGGCGCCTTGTTCCATGAGCTGGAACTGGTGTCTTTGACCGGCAACTCCATCTTCGGAACTGATCCCAGTGTCTGGACCTCCCACACCGAGGACGGTGTCACATGGAGCCAAGAGCGTGTCTGCAAGGCCGGCAAGACCGGTGTGCGGGGCAAGCGCATCTCTTGGCTTCAGCAGGGCCGCATGCGGCAGTGGAGGGCTCAGAAGTTCCGCGGTACTAGCGACGCACAGTTTTCGGTGGCAAGACTTGAAGCCCGGCTTGAACCTCTAAACGTGTGATTGCTGATCCTCTAAAGCTAACTCGGAACGAGCTGGCAAAGTTCCTGCCGTCTCAACGGGCTATCCGGGCGTTTGAGCAGCTCTTTGACGTTATCCCGTCTGAGTTGAACGCTACCAATGCTACTTTGGTGGAGGTATCCACAGCCGCGGGGAGCGCGGAAGCTTCAGCACAGCAGGCCATCGGCGCCATTGACCGGTTGGCGCAAGCTGTGGAGTTGCTGGCTTTGGCGCCCCCGGACGCTAGTGTGGCGCAGTCTTTTGACATCGCGCCTCCAGTTGTGCCGTCATTAGTGTCCGCTGACATCATTCCCCCGGTCATCAACGAGGTCCGGCGGAAGCGGTATGGTGCGTTCCACTCCACCGTTACACAGACGGCTGCTGCTATCAACACGGCGTACCCAATGACGCTGAACACGACTACCATTTCGTTTGGCGTGTACACTGGTACACCAACCAGCCGGGTGTACATCGACACAGAGGGCTATTACAACTTTCAGTTCTCGGCGCAGCTTGAAAAAACTACTGGAGGCGTGGGGGCCGTTTACATCTGGTGTCGGGTGAACGGAGTTGACATCTCAGACTCCGCCACTAAGATTCGCATTCAAGGCAACAACGCTGAGACGGTTGCCGCGTGGAACTTTGTGCTGCCTATCAACGCCGGCGATTATTTTGAGTTGATGTGGAGCACGGACGACACACATTGCCAGATTTTTGCTTCGGCAGCAAGCTCACCGGTCCCCGCGATTCCATCGCTGATCCTTACTGTTACCGACAACATCTCCTAATATGGCAGTCACCGTCAAAACTCTCATCCCAGCCAAGCAAGCCGAGAACGCGCAGACCACGCAGTACACGGCTACGAACTGCAAGGCTATCATCGACAAGTTTACGGTGACGAACACGAGCGCGGGGAATGTCACCTTTAGCGTGAACTTGGTGGCTTCCGGTGGCAGTGCCGGCACCGCGAACCTGATCGTCAAGGCTCGCTCGATTGTGCCCGGTGAGACCTATCTGTGCCCTGAGCTTGTCGGCCAGGTGCTCGAGTCCGGCGGCTTCATCTCGACGCTGGCAGGGACAGCTTCTGCGCTTACCATCACCGCATCCGGGAGGGAAGTGACCTAATGGCAGATGATACGACATGGTTAAGACGGAATCTGGAAGAACACTTCCAGTTGCCTGCGTCTGCCGTTGAGTGGTTGGTGATGATGTTCGATGCGATTCAAGTCTTTGACGATGTTGCTGATGGTGGCGTTGTTTATAGAGGAGACTTAAACAAGTGCATCTGGAACACGCTTGTAGCAATGCCTTTAAATCATTTCTTCTCTGCAAATGCAGCTACGCTTATTCCGATTGTGGCCGTGAATATTTTGAAATGGCAGGGTAGCGACTGCGCAGAAAAAACAGGCGAAGCAGATGCTAGGTCTTTTGTTTGGAGAGCTGGGTTCTATGACCTTTGCATGATTGCAGTTCAGCTTTGTCATGGAACAGAAAAGGCCATCGAGTTATCATCTGACGTGATGAAGCTCTACGGAGAAGATTTTGAAGAATACCGAAAGGAGTTTGTATGCCATCCCCAGCATTAGGAATTTTAGGCGCGGGCGCACTTACAGCAGGAGCTGGTCTTTTTGGCGCCAAGAAAGCATCATCTGCTGCTAAGTCTGCGGCTAATACACAGGCTGCCGCACAAGATGCTGCTATTGCTGAACAGAGTCGTCAGTTTGATGAGATTAGAACACTGTTGCAGCCATATATTCAGGCAGGAGCCCCCAACTTAACTCAGCCGTATGTGCAGGCTGGACCTGGTGCTCTTCAAGGAATGCAGGGGCTTGCAGGTCTTCGCGGCGCCGCAGAGCAGCAGGCAGCTATTGATCAACTCAAGCAATCCGCTCAGTTCCAAGAACTGGCTCGGCAGGGAGAGCAGGGTATCCTTCAGAATGCGGCTGCTACTGGGGGACTTCGTGGCGGTAATGTACAGGCCGCACTCGCGCAGTTCCGTCCGGCGTTACTGAACCAGCTTATCGAGTCTCAGTACGGCAAGCTGGCTGGATTGACAACGCTAGGGTCTCAATCTGCTCAAAACCTTCTTGGAGTTGGGCAGGCATCAGCAGCCGGAACAGCAGCACTTCAGCAGCAAACATCGCAGAACATTGGAAATCTGCTAGTCGGCCAAGGTCAGGCTCAAGCCGCTGGTCAGATCGGAGCCGCGAATGCATATGCTCAGGGGCTAAGTGGCATTGCTGGCGGTCTTGGAGGTGGGATTCAAAATATTGCAATGCTAAAAGCCATATCCCCAGATGCCTTGAAGGGAAGTTTATTTGGAGCTTAATATGCCCGGACCTTACGATTACACCGTCAATATCCCGCAGCCTCCGGCGAATAACTTCCTTCAGAGTCTGATTGGGATTCAGCAGATGAAGGGGCTTCAGCAGCAGGGATTGCTTGCGGAGCAGCAACTCGCTGCACAGAAGCAGCAGGCGGAGTTTCTGCAACAGAAGCAGCCGCTTGAGATAAACCAGCTTACGGAGCAGATTAACTCGGCAAGGGCAGCCCAAACATCAGCATACGCATCGGCAGCAGAAGCTAAAGCCAGAACCGGGCTTGTTGGTGTTCAGACAACCGCAGCAAAAGAGAACCTGACTGCCATTCAAGAGAAGAATAAACTTAATTCACTTTATCAGAATAAAGTGATCGAAATGGCAAACTCTCCGACATCTTGGACTCAAGATGACCTTAAAAGCCTCAAGATGTTGGCCACTGGAGCTGATCCGCAGGCTATTGCTGGGATTGAGAAGTTTGGAAAAGATGAACCGACATCGGTGCCGCTTTTGACAGAAGCTTCGAGTTATGTGGCTTTTGCCGCAAACTCAGGAAAGCCTCAGTTGATTGTCCCAAAGCTAGAGCAATATGTTTCTGCTGTTGAGGAAAAACTAAAGGCAAACCCAAATGATAGTGTTTCTAAAATTCAGCTTGAGGCGTTGAAGAAAAATTTAGAGACGGCAAAAACTGATCCAGATGCTGCTGGAGTTGAAGCTTTGGTCTGGCTTTCAAGCTTCAATAACACGGCTTTTGATAACTTTACAAAGGCTATCAAAGTTCCACAAGAGAGCACTAGAGGGCAAGTTGAGATCAAAGATGTCTTTACAAAAGATCTGATCGCTAAATCAGTCGACAAGTCGACTGAGTACACGAAAAAGTCAGATTTAGCTTATGGGATTCTTGAAAAAATAGACACTGGCGAAATTAAACTTCCAAAAAATTTTATAAGCCGCTGGATACAAAAAGAGGTGAAAGATGTATACCCTCTTTTTGCGAATGAAATAACAGCCCTAAAAAAAGATTTCATCAAAATTAAAAATTCTGAAGCAGCAAAAAATTTGCCTCCAGGGTCCGCTTCAAACCAAGATGTTCAGTTTGCAAAAGAAGGACTAACTTCAGAAAATGCAAGTCCTGAACAATTTAAAAAAGCTGTTGAATCAATGGCAAGGCTTTATCAGCTCGATTCAAAATATCAAGAAGCCACAGCAGCTTGGCTTTCGGCAAATGGGAACCTTGGAAACTCAAGGCAGAACATTTCTGTTCTAGGGATGGATGTTGCAAAGGGCATGGGATTTAATCAGTGGTGGAAAACAGCAGTCTCCGAGCTGATTCCTCCTCCAGAGACTTCTGCTCCATCTGGGCCTCAAAATCCACCTGGGCCGCCGTCAAGAAGGAAGAGCACGCTGCCTCCTACCCCGACCGACAAGATTACTGGAACTCCTCCAATTGCGCCTACATATGCACCTCCGGCTGGAGTAACCATCAAGAGCGTACGATAATATGCCTGAATTTACTCTCGACGTTTACGGCAAGGAGTACGTCATTGACGCGCCGGACCAAAAGTCCGCCGTTGATGCCGCGATGGGGCATTATAAGTCAACGTACGGAGAACCAACCCAGCAACCTGTCGCACCTCAAGTGCCAATTGAATCTGGCACCCTGTTAACCACTCCACTTGAAGGAGGCGGACGACCTGCACCAGAGATACAGGGGCCGCAAGTACCTCCTGAGACTATGGCGCAGCCAGGACTGCCGCAAGCAGGCTTGCCTATGCAGCCACAGCAGATGCCTCCCGTAGAACAGGTGCCTCTTGCTGGTTCAATTGACACTGTTAAGAGAGCTGTTTCTGGAGATGCTAACGCGATTGCTGCTGTTGCTTTTGGATCTGCTATTGCAGGTCAGGAACGTGAGCAGAACCTAGCTGCCGCTGCATTGCGTGGAGTTGCACCTACAGCCGCTGGGGCTGCTGGCGGGGCGCTTCTTGGCGGACTAATTTCGAGGTCGCCGGCGGGCGCTGCTATTGGAGCTAGGGTTGGCCCGGCAGCAATGGAGGGAGCTAACTTGTTGGTGTCTGGATTCAATAAGCTGTTTGGCGCAAACGTCTCTACTCCAGATGAAGTGGTACAACAGCTTTTGAGTCAGTATGGAGTTCCGGAATCTGTTACGGCATCAGAGCAGTCAATGGAAGCAGGGGCAAAGGGACTGGCGTCCTCGATGAGTGGAACTGCCTTTGGAAGGCAACTTGCGATGTCTGCCGCGCCTAAGGTTGCAAAGGTCGGTCAGTTTCTGGCCGCAAATCCTGTTGCTCAGGCCGTTGGAGGAACTGTTGGAGCACTTGCAAGTGAAGAAGCAAGGCAACAGGGGGCCGGGATGGGTGGGCAAATCACGGCAGGATTGGTTGGAGCAGTTGTCCCAGGAGCGGCTTTATCTGGAGTAAAAGCAGTTGGATCGGCTGTTAAGCAGTTTTTTACTCCGTCAGGTCACATTACTAAAGCTCTTCAGCAGGCCGGAGGGAGAGTGCCGATTCTGAAAACAAAAGCATTGCAGGAGATCGCTCAGGCGTATGCAGCAGATCCTGATACGTTGCAAGCAGCAAAAACATTAGGGCTCGATGTAGAGAACATGAGCCCTGCTATGTTAAGCAAAAATCCTCAAGCGCAGTCGATTTACTTTGGGGTTCAATCTGCTCGAGGATCTCAGACTGGAATGCAGGTGGCCGCTGATGTTCAGGCCCTTAAAGATAAGGCTTTGGATCTTGCTCAGAAATGGGGCGCAAAAGACTTGAGTGAACTTAATGCCGAGATGCGTAACAGTATGAAGTCAACTGTTGATGACTTGCAGGCTGCGGCGAATAAAATTTACAACGAAGAACTTCCGAAACTTATTCCCGCTAGGACTCCTGTGCCTAATGGGGAAGCTGTTGCTTTTGCAAAAAAAAGACTTGCAGATTTTGGAGGAGATTTTGAGCAGCTCACCTCTTTAGACAAAAAGATTCTTTCGCTCGCCGGAAAGCCTGTTTTGTCTGCAATTCCAGAAGACATAAAAAGACAGGCTTCGTTTTTGTCTGCAAGAAATGGAACAACCCTTAGTGAAGAGTTGGCAAAAATTGATATTCCAAAAAGCGCAGCAGAACCAAAGAATTACTTCACTTACGACGAAACAAGAAAACTTGTCGGAGCAAAAACAAGAGGAGAGACTGTTTTTTCAGACGCCGATAAGGGACTGGCAAAAGAATACTACAAGCGTCTAACTAAAGACCAGAATGCTGTAGCTGAAGCTCTTGGGCACAGGGATTTAGTTGATGAAGCAAAGGCCTTGGTGCAACAGCGTAAGGATCTTGAAGACCAGATGATTGATCTCTTTGGAAAGCAACTGGACAAAAGCTTTGTAACCAAAGGGATGCGTCCGGCTTTGTCTGTTATTGGAAAAGCTGATTCAGATAAATTGGTAAATCTGATTAACGCGATCCCAAAAGAGTTCCGCGAAGATGTAATCGTCTCTGGTATAACCTCAATGTTCTCTAGGGCAAACTCAGACGGCACCTTTAACCCAAAGTTGTTCTCCAACTTTATGTCTGGGCTCGAAAAAAACTCGGTTGCCAAGACAGCAATCTTTTCAAACATTCCAGCAGAGACGAGGAAAGAGCTTGATGCACTTGCCATGCTTTCAAAAAACTACGTCAAAGGCTTAGAAGAACGAATTGGAACCGGAGCTTTGGCTGAGGCTCTTAAAGAGAGCGCCCCTTTACTTCAGAAAGTTGCAAACTATGTTTTGACATACAAAGGTGGCTTACTTGGTCTTTTTGGAACTCACTTCTTAAACGCAAAGGCCGCTCCATTACAGGCTGCTGACGACCTTCTTTCTTCTGGACCATTTTTGGAAATGGTGAAAATCAGTAAGGCTGATCCCAATAAGTTTGCTCCTGCTGCCAGGAAAGTGGCATCATCTCCTGCCTTTGTTAAGTTTGCTAATGCCGCGAACATACCTGCTGCGGCCAGATCCACTTTCTTTACACTCGACCAAGAGCAACCTCAACAGGAGTCCAAGTAATGCCCTCTTCCATCGTCTCACCTTTCCCGGTCTTCAACGACCTCGACGGCACTCCGCTCGAGGCCGGCTACATCTACATCGGGCAGTCTAACCTGAACCCGGAGTCGGCGCCCATCAATGTGTTCTGGGACGCGGCACTGACCGTACCGGCCGCACAGCCAATCCGCACGGTGGGAGGCTACGCGAGCCGCAACGGCAGCCCCAGCCGCATGTACGTGTCTGCGGATACCTACAGCATCACGGTGCGGAACCGGAACCGCGTGTTCGTGTTCGCGGCTTTTGACCAGACCGATGCACCTACGTCGGTGTTCGACATCTCCACCCAGGTCATCACGGCCACCGCGGGGCAGGTCACCTTTACGCTTACCACGTTCACTTACCTACCGGCGACGGACACGCTTCAAGTGTATCGGAACGGGCTCAGGCTGACGCTGGGGACGGACTACCTCGAGACCAACAGCTCCACGGTGACGCTGACGACAGCAGCGGCTGCCGGGGATGAGTTCTTGTTCCAGGGTGGGGCCGTCGTCACCGGCAATCAAGTACCTGGGTCGCAGGTGTCCTTTGTGCAGGCCGGGACAGGTGCTGTCACGCGGAACATCCAAGAGAAGGCCCGCGAGAGCGTGTCTGTAAAAGACTTTGGAGCGGTGGGGGATGGGGTGACGGATGATACGCAAGCATTTAATGCAGCATTCAATGTTGCGTCTCAAGAAAACAAAGCCATAAAAGTTCCAGTTGGAACTTATATGGTCAGTGGTCTTTCTTACACTCCGGCAAACGCAAAACCACTTGTGTTGCTTGGCGATGGTAAAGAGAAAACCACTATTAAAAAGATTTCTGGAGGAGCTGCAATTCCAGTGTTAAAAATAAATGCAGATGGCTCTGGTGTTAATTTTCCAAATTGCATTATATCCAACATTGCTTTTGACGGGAATGGAACCAGCAACGCATCTGCTGGAATAGAACTAAACGACACATCAAGGTTTCAGGTAAACAATGTTGCGTGCAGAAATTCCAACATTGGGCTTGTTGTTAAGTCTAGCTATTTTGGTGCAGTCTACGATTCCTATCTTGAGAACAACATCATTGGGTTAAACGTAAACAAGCTGGCAAACCCTTCATTCCCTTCGTCTCCGACATCCAATTCAATAGTATTTCTTGGATGTGTGATTCAACTCAATTCAACGTGTGCAGTGACAATGGACCACTGTGTTCATATTCAGTTTAAACACTGTGGATTTGAGGTGAATGGAACGACAATTGGAGATGCAACGCACGGGGCTATTTTTGTTGGATACAATATTGGTTCCGGCCATCCCGGAACTGTAATTAACGGATGCTTGCTTGATAGTTGCTGGTTTGAGCAAAATAAAGGGATAGTTTCAGCCGCTCAATTTAGGTCTGGATACAATGTTGCTGAAAAGTGTGTTTTGTGGAGCAATCCAACTGATGCAACATATGACTTCAATGTTGTTGGAGGTGGATATTTCCTGAACAGGATTTCTATAGCCTCTGTTAAAACAGCAAATGTAAATGAGGGAGCAGGAGTAAATGCTGGAAATAAAATTTCATTGGTTCCAACCGGAAATTTTAATATCAATCCAGATAAAACTGGAATTGATTACGGAATAGCAATTCAATCAAATTTCTTTACCGCAAAAGCAAACTCAACTGGCCTTCCATCTTTTGCGTTAATTAACGCAAACACAAATTGGTCTTGGCAAATGCAGCCAAACAATAACTGTGGCTTCTATCAAGGCGCTACAAATGTTATTTCCTTAAATGGAGCAGATAAGAGCATTGAGCTTTCAACTGGTGCAAAAATCTTGTCTGGGCTTGGGTCTCCAGAAGGAGTTATTACTGCTTTTGTTGGCAGCATATACACAAACCTAAATGGTAGCACATCGACTACTCTTTGGGTAAAAACCAGCGGTTCAGGAAACACTGGTTGGACTGCAAAATAAATTACTCAACACTATGAGCAGCAAATCTTTTCAAAACGCAGACAAGCTTCGAGGCATCGTATCAGTGCTCCAGTTTGGAGCGGTGGGAGACGGAGTTACTGATGATACTACTGCGGTTCAGGCCGCCATCAGTAGCGGCAGCACAGTTTCTTTCCCTGCTGGAACATACAAAATAACATCAAACCTGACTGTTTCTGTTCCTGTCGCTCTCGATTACGCTGCGTTTATCAGTGCGGCAACAGGTGTTACTCTAGCCTTTTCTGATGTATACGCCTCCAACAACGGCTGGGCGACAGGCGCCGGAACGATCACTGCCGGAACCATCTTCAGCTCTCCTTGGGGGTACAGCACGAGCGTCAAGGAGCGTAGCTCTGGAGGCACTCAGACCCGGACGCTGACGGCATCTACGGGGCCACTGCAAGAGGTTGACCGTATCGACGTTGTTTACAACGGAGACGCTGCTATCGGGCCTGACTTTGTGGGCGCAGAAGGCGGTTCTGTTCCCGTGGGGATTTATGTGCAGCACAAGCAGGTCGGCACCTCGACCGCTAACCAGGCTTTTACGCACTCGATCATGGGGTATGCCTGGAACAATGCATCCGGGAATAACGACGTTATCGGGGTATCCGGCAGAGCAAGGAAGTCTCAGGTAACAGGCGGTATCGGCGACTCGGCCGGTGTGTGGGGAAGCGCGTATCAAGAGTCTACACTAGACGGTGGCGTGATGGGAATGGAGACGCACATTTACCAGAATGTTGCCGGGTCTACCGCAGACGACAGGCTTAACTCCAAGTGGTCAGTTGGATTGCATGTATTTTCTGCCAGCGTTGGAAGCCCTGCCAAGGCCGGGGTTGCAATCGACGGGACCGGTCAGACTGCGGGGATGTATGGATTCTGGAACGGAATCATCATCGACAAGAACTGTTTCCACGGTTCTGCAATCAATGGAACCGTTGGGATTAACTGCGGCTCATGGGATGGAAGCAACAACCCAAAGTATGGGATTAAGTTTGGGTCAGCGTACCAGCACATTTACTCCACCACAAACCTGACGATAGCAGCCGCAGACTCAATTTACCTAGATACCAGCGCGTCAAATACAACCATTTTTTTGCAACTTGGAACCAATGTTTCCTCGAATGTTGTAGTCAAAGCAGGATCAACAGTTTTTGCTGAGTTCAGGTCTTCAGACTTGAAGTTGCATTTGAAAAACGCTGTGGTTGTTGACCTCTAGTATGAACGAGCTTTTGAAACTAAAAATTGAACTGATGCGCGTATCCGAGGCGCTTCATATTGCAAACGCAAAAGTTTGCGAGCTGTCGCGCATACTTTACGAAAAGGACTTAGCAGAAATAGAAGCGGCTCATAGTGCAAATGAAGAATGTAATTAAGCATCTTGCTCACAGCATTATTGCCTTGGCATTGCAATTTGTCATTGGTGCTATCTTTGGTAATTGGTGGACAGGCGCAGCCGCAGGCAGCTTTTATTTCATTGGCCGCGAGTACGCCCAGGCCGAGTACCGCAACATCGAGCAGAACTACGGCGGCTTTCGACGCAACATGCCGTACTTCGGAGGCCTCGAGCCGCGGGCCTGGACGCTGAAGGGGTTGACTGATTTCATTTACCCTAGTACTGCCGTTATCATCGTGGCACTCTTAAAGGCATGGATTGGATAAAGTCTTTACTGCCCACTATTGGCGGCTTGCTAGGCGGGCCGCTAGGAGCTGCCGCGGTCACCGCTGCGGCATCTGCGCTTCGGCTCAATGATTCCTCCAAGGAGTCGGTGGAGAAGGCGCTTTCCGGGAACCTGAGCGCGGAGCAGATCTCGGCACTCAAGAAGGCTGACGCTGATCTCGAGGCTAACCTCGCGGAACTCGGCATCGAGGCGGCCCGGATCACGCAGGCCGGTCAGGCTGACGCTCGAGCGATGCAGGTGGCAACACACTCCTGGGTACCGTCTGCGCTGGCTTGTGTGGTGACCGCAGGGTTCTTTTTGACGCTTCTAGGGCTGCTCACGGGGTATTTGAAGCTATGGGAGAGCACGACACTCAGCCTGCTGATCGGCAGCCTCACAGGGGCGTTTACAAGCGTCCTGTCTTTCTACTACGGGGCCAGCTACAAGCCAGAGGTAAAGAAATGAACCTCAAGGACATCCATATCGACGTTGGATTTTTCCTCGCCGGGTTGTTCGGGGCCCTATTAATGATGTCCAAGACGGCGGGCTTAAACACCGGCAGAACCGTTCTTGCGACGGTCGGAGGCGCGGCATCGGCCAACTACGTCACGCCGCTAATCCTGCACGTCACCAAGCTTGGAGATGATCCCACCTATAGTTATTCTATCGCATTTCTATTGGGATTTGCCGGTCTCCGTGCGATAGAAGCTCTCACCTCAAAAGTCCTCACAGATGAACCCGTTAACAATCGCAAACGCCGTCGCTAATGTCATTGTAGTAGTTGCAGTCGCCGGAATGGCAATCCGCGTGTTCGGTGACGCCAAGCATCAGATACACAATCACCCAGAGCTTTTTTACATTCGCAAGTTCATCTCGTCTTTGGTAATCTGCGGCGCTGTATTGAACCTTGCTACGCTATCAACTCCAAACTGGACCGAAGTGATTTTAAACTACGGTTTCGCTGGAAATTATCTTTTCTCACTTTACTACCATGACCGTTTCACCAATCGCTCCAGTGCCGGAGTTGTCGCCAAGGTTCCCAAGCCACAGCGGCCTCGCAAACCTTCAGGTGCTCCAAAAACCAGTCCGAATTTTGCCACCACTCGCAAGCGACGGGAACGGGCTTCCTCCTGATAAGATTCTGCCGTACTCTGGGATCTATGATGAACGAGGAAAACTCCCATCCGGTCCCGCGAAACCAGGATTTCTCGCTTATGCTTGAGACTCACATAGACGACATGCTGAAGGTGAACTTCGTGAACTTCGCGGCGTTCGCTGTATCTATGTCGGACTTTTCGGAATGGGTTCGGGTGCTGCTGCTTACGGCATCACTCGTCTACACCATTTGTAAAATTGCACAGACCGTTCAGGAAATGAGGAAAAAGAAATGAGTGACCCATTTGAGAAGGCGCTAAAGTTCTGTTTGGAACACGAAACGGTCTACGCGAAGGGACATTACGGCGACATGAACTTTGCCGTTGTCGAGTGCGAAGCAGGAGACGCCGGAGGACGCACGAAGTTCGGCTTGGACGAAGCCAGTCACCCGGAATTAGATCTTGATAGCCTGACAGTTGAAGAAGCCGGAGAGGTGTATCGTCGGCACTACTGGGAGCGAGCGCACTGCGATGAAATGCCGTGGCCGCTGAGCCAGGTTCACTTTGATGGCGCTGTGAATTGCGGCATCGGTCAGCAAACCAAGTTTCTGCAACGAGCCGTGAGCGTTACGGCTGATGGTGCGTGGGGCCCGAAGACCAGGCTGGCAGTCTCGGATGCACTCGCTGAGATTGACGCAAAGACTTTAGCGAAACACGTTTGCGATCAGAAGGAGACCTTCTACGTGCAGCTTTCCGAAAACAAGCCGCACTTAAAGCGGTTCTTAAAGGGATGGCTGAACCGGCTAAATGACCTTCGAGCCGATTGCGATCTGTCGTAAGTCTTTCCCCCGCAGTATAAAAAAGGCGCACTTAAAAATAGTGCGCCTTTTTTGTTGCGCGCACAAACAGCGCACGCTAGGTATGTTCTCGCCATGACAAAAACAGCAATGGACGTGCGTGGTGTGATCAAACTCTTTGGAGGCCGAGCCCAGCTTTACAGAAAGCTGTGCGGCGCCAAAGTCGAGATAAGCCACCGCACACTAGACAACTGGATCTATCATGGGGTCATTCCCATGCATCGGTTCCTTCAACTGGTCGACTTAGCGAAAGCTGACGGCCTCAAACTAAAACTAGAAGACCACCTAAGTGAAAAAAGTGAAAGACCTGATAACACAAATCGAAAGCAATCGAATGTCGATAGCGTTCCTGAAGGAAAGAAACACGGAGCTGGAAGCGGAGCTGCTGGCTCTTACCTCGAGCGACTTCGCGGCAGAGATGGTAGCGCGGGAGAAAACGCACGGTAGCATCTCGAAGGAAA